AATGAGATAAGTGTTCATATATATCATCTAATTCACCGTCTGCATCAATTGCACCGTTTCCTTCTGTAAATGTTGTGCTGTCTGTTCTCTGACTTTTAGGGTGTTCCCACTGTGTTAATACATCAAAAGGTTCTGTTCTACCTACGCCTTCTGCATCGGGAGCATCTGTTGATTCAGGAACTATTGTAACTACTAAATTTGTTGGTACTGGTACATCTATGGTAGAATCAGGTACTTCAAAAACTTCTTCTGGCTCTAAAACATACCCTCTATCTATAGTATCAAATTTATCTAATGCATATTCACTTGCATTTATTTGATAAATCATTTTTTCACTATCTTCTTTAATAGAAGTAATCATGTAAGTTTTTAAACTACCTTGTAGTTCAGATCCTTGCTCATCTTCTCCTGATATACTAAATATTACTTCTGAATTAGGGGCTTCGCTAAATGCTGAAGATACTGTTACTGAAGTAGTATTATATGAAGATATTGATTGTGTTTCTACTCTTCCTTCTTCACTCCAGTTTAATACTACAACATTTCCAGTGTCGTCTTTTACATTTGCAGCTTTTGCCGCAGTATTTATAGATGCTGCACTTTCGTCAAGTAGTATTAAGTCTCCTTGATAGTATGTTGTTGAGTTTATTATTGCAGTAGGTTGTGCTAAATAGGCACCTCCTTTTGGGTAAATTAAGTGTAGTTTATAACCTGCAGTTTGATTTAAGTAAGTACTTAAATCTCTATCTGTTTTTATTACAGTAGTAGTAGAAGCACTAGTACTTGTAACTCTACCTGCTGTAACTACTTCTTCTCTGTCTCCATCTGCTATATTTATTACGTCTCCAGGTCTTAGCATTGCACCATTTAATCCAGTACTAAATGTAGCAATTTCTTGCTCTAGCTTACTTGATAATAAATGAAATTTACCATATCTTATAGCTTGTCCTTTTGATGTACAACCAAATGCAGTTACACTTTTTGTTTTAATTTTTCCATCTCTTGCAATTTGGTCTGTATCTTCTATAACTTCTACTTGTTGTTTGTAACCCTTTTTAGGGTCAATCCAAGTTACTTTTACTTGATTAACTCTAGTTCTATTTGACGACCCTGAGTAAGCAAACTGTCCTTCTACAACATTTGATTTACTAAAAGTGTAAACAGCACCTTTTTGAATCATTGCACCTAAACCTACTTGTCCATTTTGCCATAGTAGCATAGACCTAATAGTTGATGAAAAATCCTTTAAAACTTTTATTGCGTTATCTTGTTTTGCTATATAAACATTACAAGTAAATCTAGGTTCTAGTCCTCCCTTTCCATCTGGTACTAATTCATCACAATATTTTGCAAGAGCAAATAAAGAATATTTATCTATTTGAGAGAAATCAAAGTCTGGGTCAATATATTTTCCTAATCCATATCTTGGGTTAGTAACTAAGTCCATAAAAATCCATACAGGATTACTGGTATATACTGTGTCGTAGTTGACGTGAGTAGGGTCTGTAAATACTTTTTTATCTCCCCTAAAATTACCGTCCCAATCTACATAAGCACTAGTATCTGCACCTGTTGTTATATTTCTAGTATAAGCTGCTGCTGTTCTTCTTTCGCCTGTGTCTCCTATTTTTTCGCTCATAGGGAAATAGTTAGTAGGTACTTTTACTTTAAGTCCATAAACTTCATAAGACCTACCTGGAACACTTGCAAACTCTGCGGCATCTACTATTACTCCGCCAATTGCTGTATATGGATATATTAATTTATCTGTTATTAAATTTTCTACAGCAACCACTGTAGAAGCAGAAGAAGTCTCCCATTTATCTCTTTTGACTGCTGAATCTGGGGATACTCTTTCTATTTTTATTCTGTAATCGTCAAATGGCTGGAATCTTGTCACATCAAATGCATAAATATAATTAAAAGGCTGAGTGCTTCTGGCTTTTACTAAACCACCATTTGCATTTCCATACTCATAGAAACCACCTCTTTTTGAGTATAAACTAGTGCTACTAGATATACTACTTCTACCGATAACACAAGCCGACTCAAAGTTACTACCTCCATCTCTAGAGTATTCAAAGAATATTCTGTTTTCTGAACCTGTTTCTCTTTTTGCACCATTTTCTTTTTGAACTATAAGTGATGAAAATTTTACAGTTACTTTTACTGTGTCTACTTCTCCTGGATTATCAACTCCCATCTGAGTTGCAGTTACTATAACAGGACTTCCTGTTGGTGTTGGTGTTGCGCCATCTATAGTATGACTTAAAGCACTTAAACTTGGGTACCCTGTACTAGGTACTTGTTTTAGCTCTCCACTTTGTACTTTGTAAGATATACCTGCGCTACCCACTCCTGCTGGAGTAGGTATATAAGTTTGTCCTTCTTCTTCTGAACCGTGTCCGTTTCTAAAAGCCCATCCAAAATTATCATATTTGGCGGAAGGAACTACGTTTGTAGTGTCTGTTGGAGTAGACATAACTACTCTACCATTAGTTGTACTATTTCCAGAAGGAGAAGCTACTGTAACAGTATTGTTTCCTATGTCTATTGCACTGATTGTTTTTATTAGGTCTAATGTTAGTGTGGCATTAGTAGTGTTTGAACTTGGAGCATAGGCTACTTCTACTGCTGAAGTATTTATAAATCTTGTAATATGAGAAGCAAAATCTGCTCCATCTAACCCAGCACCTGCTATTCTAACCATTGGCTTTAAATTACCAGGCTCAGCTATATCACTAGATGTGAATACTATGTTTGTTCCAATAATTGTTGTATTTCCTGATATAGTGTTGGCAGTACCATTCTTAGCGGCACCTTGAATTAATATTTTTCTAGTACCATGTGATAGTTTTGAGTCCTTCATAAACCCAGGACTATTATGGTCTGTAATTACTCCAGATGTAGAGTTATAACTAGCATTTCCAGAGTATGAAATACCTTTAGCTGTATATGCGCCTAAGGAGTATGCTCTATCTCCATTTAATTTTATACTAGCGCCTTGATACTTTAAGCCTTCTATAGGACCTTCTGATATTGCGTCAAATACTACAGCAGATTGATTTTTTGTTTCTCCCGATAAGTTTGTATACTGTCCAGTTCTAGTGTCCATAGCTGCTGCTGCAGATGTTGCATTTTCTCTTGCTTTTGCGGCTTCTTCTGCTTTTTTCTTTGCATAACTCATTTTTAGTATTCCTCGTGTGGTTGATAATCTGTGTTGGCCGCTTCAGACTCTGACTCACCATAATCATATCCTGTACTGTCATCTGCAGAAGAGTAAGTGGTGGAGGATGATGATGAACCTGAAGCAAACGAATATCCATAAGCAGATTTTAATGTTGATTTTGTAAAAGCAAAGTTTATAACTGCTCCACCTGCATCTACTTCCCCATACGCTAAAGGTATAGGTACTCCTGGTTTAGTAGTATTTACAGGGCCGTTGAATAAACTAGATTTTTCTCCATCAGCATTACCATCGGGGTCGCCCATCATAAGTTCTAGTAATCCTTGTGTTGCCAAACTTGCACCTAAATATCCTAACCCTAAAGCTACTCCTTCTAAGAAACTTCCTACTTCTGCGCCCGCTTTTGGGCCAAACTTAATACTTATTACTATCATAATAATAGCTATTATTATTTTCTTAATTGCATCTTTTATAGAACCTGCAGGTAGTGGTGTAATTATGTAAGTATCTTCATCAAACTCTTGGTTAGTCATATCATTCATGTCTAAGTATAAATCTTCATTTTTAGCGTACTCTTTTACTTCACTGCCTTTTTGTACAGTAAAATGTATGCCTTGGTCTTGGCATTCCATTATGTAACGTCTTAATCCACCTTTCATTGAGTCGATAGCAAGCATACCCTCCTGGATAGTCTTTACGCTTAATCTATGCTTCTCTCCGAAAAGTTTAGCTAATTGTCCTTTGAATAATAAAGTTTTCATGTATTTGGTTCCAAAATATAGTGTTCTTTGTCTGGATATGATACGATTAAATATGGTATACCTAACGCATTGCAATTATCTATATCATGCTGACTTGGGCGACAATCTTCTTCGTAGTGACTATGGACTACATATAATATTTTTGAAATTGCTTGATATGTTGCAAAAGCTAATCCGTCCATTTTAAAGTCATCTTTAAATTCAGAAATATTCTCCATGCGAATATATCGTTTGTCGTTACCATCTTGTATAACAAGTCCACAACACTCACGCGGGGCTTCTTGTTCTGCATGATTAAATATTGAGTCAAACATTAATTAAATCTCCTTGCTGCTGGGAACCCACCAAAAGGGTAAGTTTTATTGTTATTAACTGAAGTAGAATTAGTTGAGTTGTCTCCAGATATTTTATTTGCCGCAAACCTCATTTTACATCCTATAGTTGTTTTACTACAAGAGTCTCCTTTTTCCCAAAAATCATTTGTATCGCTAGGAGTTTCGTCTTTGCTTGGTTTTGTTGCTTTCCATAATTCTACTTTGCCGTTGTTTTCATGCCCACTAGTAGCGTTTGTAAATCTTACATAACTATTATGTCTATCATCACTGTATGTATGATAGTCAAGAGAGTTATTATAATCAGAGTATATTCGTACTCTATTAAAGTTTACATTTGTGTCGTTAGGGGCTCCTGGACTGGAAGTGCTTGTAGTTGCCTGCCAATAATTATTTACAGTTACACTACTTGATGTTCCATCAGGATTATTTCTTGCTAATACTTGGGTTGTTTTATAGTAAGCGTCTTTAGTAATAGCACCAGAAGAATATGTAGTAAAAGTAACTCCTGAATCTATTACGTATTCATCATCCAAATTTACATAAGCAACATGGTTTGCGCTTCCCGCAGGCTTACTCTCGACATCCCAAACACACCCAGACTGCGCTCTTTTATATGCTGGTAAATGTCTGGAAGCACCTTGATACTTAAAAGAACATCTATTTGCATGAACAACTCTAGCTGGTATCTTCACATTCTCTAAATCAAAGGGTGATACAAGTTCTAATTCTATAGAAAATTTTGTTCTTGTTTTTATTCTGTCTACATGAAATATTTGTCTAGGAAATTCTACAGGTGGAGTAACACTATTTCCTGTGCCATCGTCTAAGTACTTTGCTAATGTAGTTCTACGAACTACTTTTAATCCTAGCAATGTTTGATAGTCAAAATTACCTACAGCATTACTTAAAGTATTAGTAACATTTGCCATTACTATAGTAGGTCTTGGTATAGCCCCATCATTTTTTGATTCAAATCCATCTGCTTGAACGGGCATAGGTACATACGTTCTAATAGTGCCGTTTGAATCATAATCTCTCATTTTAACACTTGATAAATCATTATCTATTTGATTTGTAAAGTAGAAAAAGTTACCTTTAGTAACTTCTAATTCAAACAGGTGCACTATAGCATCTGTTATTTCTAATTTTTGTAAATCTTCTACTATCGGTTTGTCTGCCATTATGCCTCGTATACTCTTTTAAGTGTTGCTGTTAAACTGTAGTAATCATCATAATTGTAAGTTACACTCCAATTACTGCATACTACTTTGATTGTTTTTTCATTTCCTGACTCGTTTGAATCAGCATAAGTAAAATTAAATTTTGTTATTCCTGCCTTTGTTTCAAAAAATGCTTCTATATCATCTATTTCATCTTTTGGTCTAGTTGCAAAGTTCACAGAAATTTCTTCTGTCATAGGATTTAGTCCTCTAGAAGCTCTTTGTTGATAACCATCTCCGAATGATACTTCATATACTTGAGGATTTCTTTTTACACTAAAGCCTTTATCGGGATTTACAACTCCCAGTGTTCCTCCTATATCAAATCCTAATGCCATATTATGCTCCTAAAAGTCCGCCTTGTCTTTGTTCTTTTTCTAATACTTGGTAGACGGCTTGATTAATTGCTACACCAAGTGCTTTTGCTTCGTCTCTATCTGATACTGTTTCTGTAGTACCTTCTGCCATGTTTACGTTGATAGACACATTATTAGTTCCGCCGCCGCCTTTGCCCATATCTACAGGTATACTTCTTCCGTTTGGTAGTGGTACTACTGCTTCTTTACCATGTAGTACTGCAGGATATCCTGAACTTGGTCCGTCTGCCACACCACCGTCTGAGTAAGAACGTCCATGTTTTGACATAATGCCACCTTGTCTTGCAGGTGCTCCAATAAACGCTGAGAACATTGCTTTAAGACCTGCACCTTTTTGTTCCATCATTAAATTTACTCTTGTCATGAGTGCATTTGCCATTTGTAGTTTTGCAACAACGGTCATAACTTTAGCAGTAGCTTCGTCTTTTCCTGCAACAGCTCCTAATAAGCCAATAGTTCCACTGAATAGGTTTAGATTTTTTCCAAACTCTTCTCCAAATAATCCTTTTACTTCTTTAGCTGTACCCTCGCCATCTCCATTACCTGTTCCGTAATCATTATTAAATAATGTGTCATTGTCAGTCAATTTATTATAGCTACCATCGTCTATTTGGTCTACTCTGTTTTGATTTGCATTTCTAAACTGGTCCATTTCTACTTGTTTTAAATCTACAGTAGTAGTTAAACCTTCAATGTCTTTATCTAATTTACCTATATCTTTTTGTACTTGTATAATTGAACTTGTTAGTTCCTCTTCAAACTTCTTTGAAAAATCTTGTATTTGTCCGTCCAGTCTATCTGTGAGTAATCTTTTATTTGTTGAGCGCATGTGGTCTGCTTGAGTAAGACTTCTTCCTACTATCTCTTTACCAAAGAAACCATCATCTTTTCCTATTTTATATTTTGATGGGTCTTCTCCTGCTTGTAGCAGTTCTCTTCGCATCTTTCCAATTAATGCTAAATCTGCATCGGCATTATTTATTTTTCTTTGAGTGTTCCGAATACTTGTACCACCATCTTTTGCATTATCCATAGCAAAATTAAATAGTTCCTCTTGTCCCTCTGCTGATTTTATGAAACTAGGTAATTCCTCTTTTGTATCTTTTCTTTCAAGAATACCTTTTTCAACGTTTCTTTTAGCTATTAACTCTAATGCTCTGTTTCTTTCTTTTTCCGCTACGTTAGCTGCTGCTGTGTTTTGTCTTACTTGTATTTGTCTGAGAGCTTCCGTCATCCCATTTGCAACTTTAGCTATTGCGTATGAATGTTCTTCCCCACCTTCTATAATTTTCTCTTTTACTAGGTTTGCATGATACGTTCCTGCTTTATTTATTTCTTCGGCCACATCTTTTGGCTTCAAAAAGTCTGGTATTACATCATCTAAAAAGTCTTTTGCTATTGCATCACCTATTGCGTTTGATAAAGTTTTTGTTAAATTTTTACCTATATCAGCAAAAGCATTTGCTTCTCCTCTTATAGCTTTTCCTATTCCAGCTCCAAAGTCTTTATATACTCCTTTAAACATATCATTATATGTTGAAAAAACTTTTTCTGCCATTAATCCTGCCATAGTTACTTGCATCTTTTGTACATCTAAAGTTTCTTTTGCTAACTCCAGTTGCTGCTGCATACCTTTTAGTACTACACTATCTTTATCTAATTTAGAAGCTTTTATTTTTAGTTGTAACTCGTCTATTGTATGTTCTTGAGTTTTTAACTTTAATAATTCTTGTGCATATTTTACTTCTTGTGTAGTACTTCCTGCTCCTCCAAGATTAAGAGTTATTAGTTCTTTTTTTAATTTCAGTTCTAACTTTTGTAGTCCAATAGCTCTTTCTTGTATTTTTATGTAGTATTCTAAATTTGCATTTGCTAACTCATTTCCTTCTTTTCCTGCTTCTCCCATTTCGCTGTATGCTTTTGCTTGTTGCTGTAAAAGAGTTAATAAATTTTGGTAGGGAACTTTAGGTAAACTTTGTACTAGTCTATTTTGTTCTTTTACTAGTTCGCCTTCTATTTCTTGTAGTTGTTTTACGGCGGCTCCTTGACTATTTATTTCTAAAGTTAACTCTTTTAAACTTTCTATTTGTTTATCTGAAAAGTTTCCTGATTTTTGTAATGTATCCGCAAAATTAGCAAATCTATCATCTAAATAACTTAAGTTATCCAAAGAAAGTACCAATTCTTTAGAGAGTTTGTTAAAGGCTTCTGGATTTAATGATTTATTACCTTCTAATAATTGAAAGTTTTCTATAACTTTTTCTAAATTTGCACTTGCTACTGCTTCAGATAGATGACCTATTGCTTCTATTTCGTCTTCTAGTAATCCTCTTCTCGCTACTTCTCCCATTTTTAATAATTCTTTATTCAAAGTTTCTAATGAAGTAGTTGCAGTATCGACTCTTTCGTTGAAATCGTCTATGTCGCCTTGGTCAGGTCCAAAGAACTTATCATATCCTGCTTTAGCTGCTTGAAATAATAAAATCGCAATACCAAAATAAGAAAGTAGACTCATTAAACCTGTCATTGCTGAAGTTACAGCTCTCGTGGCACCTGCCATTACGCCCATTGCGTTTGTCCACATTGTTCTCAGACTTACAGTTTTAATTTGTACAAAATTTATTGATGCTGCCATATTGTTCTTAAATTTTTGTGCTGTTACAGTACCTGCATTTTGCATTGCATTAAGATCTGCTATATACTTCGTTTTCATCTTCTCAGACATGCCTGAAAATGCACCTGTAGCTTTGGTAACTTGTGCTTTAATTGCACCTATTTGTCTGTTTGTTAGAGCCTCTCCCCTTCTTAATGCTTGTCCACTTGCACCACCTACTTTACTTACATCGAATCCGTCTTTACTCATTCTTTTTGTAAATTTATCTTGAGCAATAGGAGTTCCAGCTAATTTTTTTCTTGCAGCTTCTAATGCTTTTGTTTTGGCATGTAATCTATCCAGTTGCTCTGCATGAGCTGTGGTTTGTGCTTGTTGTGCTACCATCAATTCCCCATGAGAAGGAATAACTGATTTGATAATTGTGGTGGCGAATAGTCCCATTGCAATTGCAGCTGCTGTAATATTATTTCCAAAAAATTGAGCTACTGGTTCTACCATTGCTGATATAAATGGTCTTATGCTATCGACTGTGTGTTCAAAAGCTATACCTAATTGTGCAATAGCATTTGCCTGTGGTTCCATAATTGCATTGATTTTACCAAACTTTCTTTCAGCTTGGTCAAGAACTTCGTTTACTACTGCTTGTGATTTTTGATAAATAGATAACTGATTTTTATTTAGACCTAGTGAGGCTGCATATTTTGTCGTTGCTTCTTCTAGTCTTAATATAATACCGAGTTCGTCTAGTAATTCTGGTTCCGCTTTTGTAACACCTCTTACTAATCTGTTGAATGAGTCTGTAACATCTCTACCAAGTGCCATAGATACTGTAAAAGCTGCTTCTGATAGTTCGGTAAGTTGTCCTGCAGAAAGACCTGCTGCTCTACCAATCGCACCAGCTTGAGCTGCTTCTTTGAAGTTAATCATATTACGAGTAGCGTTTTGTAGGTCATGCGCTAAAGATTTATAGGCAACCCCAGTCGCAGCAGCAAATGCCAACTGTCCTTGGGTTAATACTCTATAATCTGCGGAATTTTTCAGGAATCTGAATAATGCGTCTACTGCGAAGAGGTTAGCTGCTAACGTTGCGTAAGCAGGAACTAGTCCTCCTGTAATACCTTGAGATAATTTGGAAAAGTTTTTAGAAGCACCTGAAGAAGCATTAGCTGCTCCTTTTAATGAACGGTCGGCACTGTGAGCTGATTGCCCAACTTTTTTAACAGATTGTGCTGCTCTTTTGGAGTTTTTTTCAACCAGTTTAAGACTACCGTTATCAGTAATCTCAAATGTAATAGTTGCTCCTTTTACTTTCTTTCCTGCCATTATTTAACCTTTACTTTTAGCTTTTCTTTCAGCTGCTTTTTGTCTCTCGGACACCTGTTTATTTAATCTATTTGAATATCTATCTTCTATAGCTTTAAAAAAGTAAAGTACGGTTTTTTTATCTTCGATATCTAAAATATCTAGTACAGTACCTAGAGCGGCCTGGTCTTTACCCATGTAATAACCTGATGTTCCGTCCCAAGTATCATGTAAATAGCTATGTACTAAAAATGCCTGCTGAACTTCCAATGGATAATCGGAATATTCGGGAGGCATCTTTTCAGGGTCAGGCTCGTCGCCTAACTGTTCACACACTGCTAGATATTTGTCTATATCAAGAAATTTGTCGGAGTACTGTTTATCAAGTAGGTCGAATATTTTTTCTACTTGACTTTGGTAAAATTTTCCAGTTCTCCTACTGTTTCTGAAACCCAGTTATCAAAATCTGCTGCGTTCTTCATAAGAAGTTCCGCATTTTCATTTGTCCATTCAAGTTCGTCTTCAGGGTCTACTCCACTCGTATCTACTAATAGAAGCTCTTCTAAGTATTTATACTTTAAGCCTTTCCAGCCTTTAATAATTGCTTTGCAGTATTCTGTTAAGAATTTGTCATTATCAAGCTGTTCTTCGTATGCCCTAGTTTTCTTATTTAAAACTTGTGTTACACTTCTGTTTCTTAGTTTTAGTAACTCTTCTCTTGCAAGATAAGTTAATTGAACTGTAAATCCTTCCAATCCTGGAAAGTTTATAGAAACAGTCTTACTTGGAGTTAATAAACTCTTAAGTGATACTGGTTGTTTTTGTTCTGTCATTCTTTTTCCTATAAAGTGGAGGGCCGAAGCCCTCCGAGTTTGTTTTTATTATGAAGCTGCGTATAATACGTCAATTTCATTCGTTGCGTTACCTGCAGTTGCTGATGATAAGTCAGTAGCTAAACCGTGGAAAGCCACGTCTACTGATACTACGTCTTCAAAACTGTGAGTAGGCAATTCGAGATGTGCTTTTGCAATATGAACATTACAGTGGTTTGAAGAGCTTGAGCCCCCAATACTGAATTTCAAGTCAAATGCATTAGTTATTACACCTCTAGACTCTTGTAGTCTTTCAAATAAATCTAATGATCCATTTGCTGTGTCATTTAAGTAACAGGTAAAGTTACCTGATACTGACCTTGTTCCCATTACATGTCCTAATGGTAGATTCACTGTACCTAATGTTTCTGGTGTTAAGTAACTTAGATTGTTTTCAATCGTAATATTACCACCTGTTAAAGTTACACCATATGTTGTATCAGTGCTTCCATCTCCAGCAGCGTCTAATGCGCTTCCGGTTACACTACCTGTAGCAGTTGAAATATCAAAGCTCATAGCTAAGTCGGTTAACTTTTGTCTAATAAAGTTAGAAGTAGAACTTACTCCCTCATCAATTAGTCCGAGATTGTAACCATAAGTTTCTGCTGAATTATCTACTGCGCCTGAA